GGATGGGCAAGAGCATGCACAAATATCATTTATACAAATGATGTACAAACAGCCCCTGCAGAGGCTGACAATGTAGTTTAATTTATTTTTTTTAAATCTGCAATAATTAAATTAGGGAGGACAAATGGAAATACAAGCGGGACAACATAATGGGAAGAATGTAAGATTTATAGACGTTCCTATAAATTATAATGGAAAAGAAGAAATTGTTCGAATAAAAAAAATCTCTTTTGGGGATAATTTAGATATTCGACAAAAATGTTCCAAGATTACTATTTTAGGTGGGCAAGAAAAAATAGAAGTTGACCAACAAAGATTAGCAGAAGAGTGCCTTTTAAAATCAATAATTAAGGCCCCTTTTCAGATTAATCTGCAAGAAATACGTGACCTTGATATGGAAATCGGGGAACAATTATTGGAATTTTATAGGGAGATCAATACATTTGATAGTAAAAAAAAAGAAAACTTAACTGGGCAATAAGTAATGGAACAGACAATCTTGAAATTCAAAAAGAGATAATTTATTATCAGATGGCCAAGATATTTAAATTTAAGCCAGAAGAAGTAGATAAAATTGATTTTGATTTGGTTTTGGGAATGTTGTCTATGGAATCCCACACAAGAAAAAAAGAAGCAGATTCATTAAAACAGAAAAAATAAGATGAAAGAAACAAAATTTTACAAAAAACAATTAATAGAGAATGTTATAATTGGATTAATATCATTTTTTTTAATATGGATAATCCCATGGTATTTTAAATGGGTATTTATTATGTTGTTTATTGTTTCCATTGTAAGAGGGCAAATACTCAAATATAAATTAGATAAATCAAAAGCAAAAATAAAATGAAAAACGGATTTGAAATTCAAGTACCGATAACATTGAAAGGAGAAGGTGGAGCAAGCAAAAAATTAGCGGAAGATTTTACTAAAAGTATCAAGGATAGTTTTAAAGGATTTGGGATTAAAGGAGAAAAAGCCCAAACAGAAGGAATATCTGGAAACATAGGAAAAATTGCAGCAAGTGTAGGAATAATTGCAACAATCTGGCAAGGGATAGCCCCAATATTAAAACCTGTTCTTAAAATGTTTAGTATTTTATTAACACTTTTATTGATTCCTTTAATGCCTCTTATTAAACAGATGGTTTCTGGATTGGCCAAAACAGCCCAGAATGTAAGAACAGCCCAAGAGGAAGCCGGCGGAGGATACGCGGGATTTATTGCCGGGTTAGCAGAAGTTTTTAAAAGTCCAACAATTTGGGCATTTGCTGGAATTGGACTTGCAGCAGCATTTGTTGCAGGATTAGGTACCGCAGGAATAGCCGGTTTATTAGCAGGATTAATTTCTCTGAATTTGTTATGGGATTCAATCACAGGTGGAGATGAGAAAACACTTGCAGAAAAATTAAAAACAGCGGGATGGGCAGGATTATCTACAGGAATTGCTGCCTTAATATTCGGAGCAGGAGTTTATGCCTTGCCTATTGGATTATTGGCTTTTAGTCTTTCCTTAGGATTGAGTTTTTTAGCAGAAGCCTGGAAAGAAGAAACTTTCAAAGAAGCATTAATGAGTGCAGCAGCAGGATCTGCAATGTTAGGAATCGTTGCAGGAGGAATAGTTGCTCTTTTAGGATTGGGTTTAGGTACTGCAGGGATAGTTACAATCGGGGTAGGAACGCTTATCTTTTCAGCATTTGTAGGATTCAAATTAGGAAAACAAATAAAAGAAGAAACTCAAGAACTTAATGCAGAATTAGAAAAACAAAAAGGGGAATTAAGTTTTGTTGATAAGGCTTGGAGTTTATTTGGGGGGACAGTATTAACCTTTTTAAAAAATGATTTAATCCCCGGAATTGCAAGTATGGGTTTTATGATTGGAAGTCCTACCAGGGGAAGCTACCCAATTGTTTATGCTCTAAAACAAGCAGAAAACGAATGGCAAATAATGAGGGATATCTCAGTCACAGCGATAAATAATGTAATTACAAATTTAAACAGAATCCCTCGAACGATCACTACGACACATTATATAAGGACGGTTAAAAGATGAATAGCACAAAAAAAGCAGTTGATGAAATAATAGAGGATTTAAAAAAAATTCCAGATAGAATCGAGACAGTCATCGGCACAAAAAAAATCACAGAAGAAGTCTCAAAAATATTAAAAAGAGAAATAACCCGGAGGATATCATCAGGAATATGAAAGAAGTAATTAAAATTTTAAAAGAACTAAAAAAAGAAATGATTGAATTAAATAAATCATTAAGCAGTATTAGAACATTTATAATTGCAAATGCTCAATTAACAAAAAAATCTTTATTTGAACAACAAAAAACAAATTTATTAATTAAAAATTTAAACCAGGAAAAATGACAAGTATTAATTCTGTGGATTTGGGAGAGGTAACAAGTGAAACTTCATCTAAAGCAAGTAATTTATTTAATATGCCTATACCCTTATCAGATAGTGATGCAACACTTTTAATGGATTTGATGGGCACCACAAGAACAATAACAATCACAGGTTATAAAACCGGATTAGTTGCAGATTTAAGAACCTTTGTGAACAATATAGAAACACTTCAAAACGGAAAACAATCTGGGATGATTTTTGTAAGTTCTTGGACAAATTCAAATAAAACCTGTTTAATAGAAAATTTTGAACATACTAAGGACCAAGCAGATGAAAACAAAATAAACTATACTTTAGTATTGCAGGAGGGAACTGCACTCTAACATGAAATTAACTAAAGTAATAATAAATTCTATAACAGTGAAAGATTCAAATGGAACTCCAGATCCAAAAAAAGTAATCAGTTGGGAATATGAAAAAACTAATGAAGAAGTTTCCGAGGCAGAAATAGTTGTGTCTCGGAGCATAAATGAATTAGTGGATATAACAAATGGTCAAACAGTCGAAATTCATGATGGGTGGACAACAAGCACAGATCAAAGAAGATTTTATGGATATATTGATATAATCAAACCTGATGGAGCCTTATTAAAATTAATATGTAAGAATAAGATGAGCAATTTAGTAAGAAAAAATGTGAACCACATTTATGATTCTTCAATTGATGCAAGTGCTGGAGAAGTAAGTGAAATAGCAAAAGATTTAATTGAAACTTATGGGGGAATGACTGCAAGTGTTCAAAGTTCAGGAACTGCCGATGGAGAGAAAATAGATGTTTTTAAATGTGTAAATGCAGATATATTTGAGAGATTATCCGCCTTAAAAAAAGCCCTTGATTGGGATTTATACTATGATGACGATGGAGATATAGTGCATTTTGAACCATTAGGATATTCGGCTTCAGGAATAACATTGACAGTTGGTAAAGAAATAGTGGGGGTTCCTCCTTGGACTTTTGATACTGAGAATATGATTAATGATTTAAGAATAGATGGAGCCACAATTGATACCACGTTAACAGAATCTGGAAAAATAGGTACAGATTCAGGATATGAAACCACTGGAATTAAATTAAATAAAACCCCTAATTCTGTAGAACTTTATATGGATGCTGGAAATCCCCCAACAACTCAAAAGACAGGAGGATCAAAAGATGCAAGTACAGGGCATTTTTATTATATTGATCGGGAAAATAAAAAAATTATGCCGGCAACAGGATCAAGTTTTACAAATGCACATTATGCTAAAATTAATTATATTTGGTCAGCTCCAGCACCGATTCATATTGTTAACCAAGCAGCAATAGATTTATACGGAAAATATGAAAAACAAATTTTATTGAGCGACATATCCTCTGTTGCAGACGCAGAGAGCAGAGCAAAAAGTATCCTCTTAAAGAGAAGTATCCCTTTTGTCGTCGGGAAAATAAAAGTTAAAAGTGAATCAGGAAAGATACCTAATCGTGGTCAGATAGTCAGTATAATAGATACAATATCACCAACAGTTAGTGGGCAGGCATTATCAGGGAATTATGTTGTAAGTAAAATAAAATATATGTTCCCAAGTGCTTATGAGGAATTAGAAATAGGGGACAAAGAGTGGCGTTTAGTTGATTGGAATCAAGATATAGAAGAAAGATTAAAAAGATTAGAGGAACAATTTGTAAGGAATCAGGATCTCTTAATGGAATTAGTCAGTATAACAAACACAGAGGATGAAAATATGCTCAAACCAGATCCAAGATATCAAAAAGTTATCTCTGAAACTCTTTCAGGAACAAATTTATTTATAATTGGAAACCCTGACTATGGGATCATAGGAATTAATAAAATTGGAAAATCTGGAATTGGAGCTGAAACAGACTGTTTTATTCAACAATATGAAAATAAATATACTGAGAATTTCATTGATCCTGATTTCAAAAATACATCCAATACAACAGCCACTTGGAGTACCGGAGGGTCAGCTGAATTTACAAGCGGGCAAATTGCTGAAAGTTTAAGTATAGATTATAATAATGGGACTATTACAAAAGCAACCCTTACTGCAACAGAAGAAAGTGGATCCTTTACATATAAACTAACTGCAAACGGAACAAATTGGGAAGACGTAACAAGCGGAACTGAACACGAATTTACAAACACCGGAACAGATCTTAGGTGGCGTGCAACAGAAGATGCAATTTCAACCGGAAAAATAAATAAAATAGAAATCACAGGTTATCACTAAATAACAATATTTAAATAAATGAAAATCATATAAAACTATGGGAACTGGAAATTGTGTGACAAATAATGGGCTTAAAATCGCCTTGAATCGAACATTTAAGGCAACACCAGATTATACCTCCCCCACTAAATTTGGAGTTGGAACTGGGACAGGCACTCCTGCAACTTCTGATACTGCCTTAGGGAATATAGTCGCAATTAATGGAGGAAATTATAAAACTTTTGTTTCAGGATACCCAACATTAGACGAAACAAATCTACAGGCAACAATAAGATGTCTTTTATTAAGCACAGAAGCAAATGGAAATTCACTGACAGAATTTGGATTATTTAATACTGACGGAACACCCAAACTATTCAGTCGAGCAGTTTTTGCAGCAATAACCAAAACAACAAGCAATCAAATAACATTCATTGAAAAGGATAAATTAGAATGACAGACTACTCAGGAAATATACATAATATGGAAACTTTCTCAGACACCACAGATGGGTCTGGGGAAATCACTGTTTCACTTTCACATACTCCTATAGATGATTCCACAATTATGGCATTCACTCACACAGCAAAAAGAGTTGTTGAATTTGTTTCAAGAACCGGAACTAGTGTGACTTTAAAATTTAGAAAGCTTGTCTATGATAGAACTGATACAGGAGTTGGAGGGACTGTTAATAATGTACCCTCTGGAGTTTCAATTTCTGATGCAAGTACAATTAGTACATCTGTGGTAGGTAGTTCATATGGTGATTCGTCTACTGGAGGTGCCTCAACTAACGCACATAGCCACACTATTGCAGCAATCTTTGATCACGATCATTCATATACAGAAACAGATCTGCCTCTCGCTGCATCAGAAGTAGTAAGTGTGGCTGTTATCTACGCAGAATCACCATAAAAATGGCAATAAAAATAGAAAAAATAGAACAACAAGGATATGGAAAAAAAGCAACTTTGTCTAATGGACATTCCCATTGGATTCCAGATGGGAATTGGCAAACAAAAAAAGAGTTCGAAAACCAGATTTTAAATGTAGAGAAACAAACATTTGGAAATAAACAGGAAAAAGAAAATCTCTTATCATTAGTTGGAAAAGAATTAAAAGGATGTTAAAATGACAAAAAATTATAGCTTTTGGGTAGGAATTGGTAAGACTGCAAAGAATTCAGCTGTTTTGTTAGTGCCTTTTCTCTTAGCAGTATTGGCGGGAGTTCCAGTTGAATATGCTTGGATTACAGGACCAGCGGCTTATTTGTTAAAGAACTGGTATGAAAACAAAAACTGAGATAGACGAATTCGCGCATAATTACAACCCATTACATTTTTATAGCCGGCTCATTGATTTAGAACTAGACCAAAAAGAGGCAATGAGATGGGCTCAAATTTATGAATTCGGAGTTTATCAAGAGATAATAGATATTGCCCAGGGAGAAAATTATGAACATAAAAAAGAGAGTAAGTTAT